CCGGTTCGTAGGTATCAGACCATTGACCGAACAGGATCCCCAGATCCTTGCCGTCAACAATCCCGTCATAGTTCAAATCAGAACGGTTCTGATCGCTCCCGAAGTCTGCGAGAAGCAGACCCTGATCCTGAGCGTTGACAATCCCATCTGCGTTGATGTCAGCGATCTGGTCTGCCCGGCGGATCGTGCAACCCCAGTTGATATCCTTCGTGACAGTGTCGTTGGCCGGGACAACGAAGACGTAATCGGAGACGATTCGCTTCTTGGCAGCATCCCAGCAAAGGTCCGAGCCCTGCTCGAAGATCGGGACGAAGCCCTCGTCGATGCGAGTCGACATCCGATACTGGACGTTTCGCACCCCGTTGCTGAGGTTCTGAACCTGAGCGGTGCCAGACACGCTGAACTCGCCAACTGCTGATGTCGCAGGCCGGATGTACGTAACCATCAATGCACGAGTCTCAGTGTTCGCTTGCGAGTTCACTTCGATCGCGTTGGTCTCGGTGCCGTCGGATTCAACGTAGGGCAAACGAGTCGTGGTCATTGGGAGAAGGCGAGGGCTGCACGGCTCTGAATCTTGAACAGCCACGACGGTTGAGAGAAGAAGTGCAATCATGGGGCGTCCGGATCTTCTTCGACTGGGGTTGGGTCATACGCGACCGACTTCAATGCTTCAGCCGCCACAATCATCTCGTTGGCGGAAGCGACAAGCAGATCAATGTGTGCTTCGTCAAGAGCGGTGCGAGGGGCGGTTTCCTTGTAGTTGTATGCGAGAGTCCCAAGGCCACCCTGAACGGTAGCGAGGGCTTGAGTAAGAGAAGCGAAAGTGAAAATTGTTTCCATGGTTTTCTCAGGGTGTAAAGAGTTCGATAGTGAGCGTGTCGGTGTTGTTCCAACCGTATGTTCCGCCTTCTTCCATCTCCGCGACAGTCGGGTTCGTTCCATCCCAGTCGAACCGCTCGTCGCCTCCGATCCCTCCCGAAACGACCGAAGCGGTTCGCACTTGGCTTGAAGGAGTAAACGAGATCCGAATCTGAGCGTTCGACGGAACGTTCCCGGTGATCGTGCCAAACCGGACCCAGCCGTCGCGGATATACGAGCCGGAATCGTTGACGAGATACGTTCCGCTCGCGGTTCCGGTGGAGGACCACGTCCCCGTGTTTATTACATTCCACCATCGGTTCCCGGCTCGCCACGTCATCCCACCGCTCTGCGTGAAGGTATCGAGCACCGTCTCGCCAGAGGCCGCCGTCGGGAAGAATAGCCACTTACTCGGCGGGGTCATTCGGTGTATTCCACCGAAAAGATCACGTCGGTTGCCGATGCTGCTGACAACTCCAACTTCAACACCGCGTCCGCTGCAAGCGAGGTGTTGGCAAGAGAAGTCTGGTTGCCTGTCGAAGTCGAGGCCGTGACCTGCTTAACCAAGTCGGAGCCGTTGTAGAGTTTGGCAACGGCAGTTCCCGAACCGCTGTTCACTTTGATGTAGAACGCACTGATCGTTCGAGCAGTAGCAACTGCCGGGTCAAGGATGTAATCCTTGTCTGCGGCGGTTTCGATCTGCCCGGTGTACGAACCGGTGTTCGTGACGCCAAGCGTCGTCCGGGCAGCACTCGCGTCAGCGTCGTCAATCAGCGTGCCACCAAATGTTGAGACTGCTGACGCCGCAACAAAATCACCAGTGGCTGCTGCTGCTGCGGTCCCCAGTGTTGGAGTTCCCGAAACATCCGCGTAGGCAATCGCAGTTCCGCCCCACGTTCCAGTGCTAATCGTGCCAACCGTCGTGATGTTCGAGGAGCCTGCAAACGTCGAGATCGCGGTGTTCTCTACATTCCCAAGACCAACATCTGACTTGGTGGTGTTTGAGTTGAGGAGCGTAGAGATCGAGGCCAATCCCGTACCACCTCGTGCAACTGAGAGCGTGCCGGAAGTGATTTCGGAGGCAGCAAGGTTTGTCAACTGCGAGCCGTCAACATTAGGGAGACGCTGCGAACCGTCCAACTGAACCACGTTGTTGGCAGCGGTACCCATGTCTGTAACCGCAGTTGACTTCAAGCCGATTCTACTACGAAAAGCGTCTGAGTCAGCATCCCCAGTCATTGCAAGGACATGACCCTGAGCATTCGTCTGGACAGAATGGATAAGAGTGGTCGTTGTATTCCCGGGACCAAAGTCATCGTGGTTGATGGTCGGGGAGACGTTGGCATTGCCGGTAACCGTCAGAGCGGTCCCGCCCGAGACGCTGGTCACCGTACCGCTGCCGCTCGCAGCCGAGTTGATGGTGACATCGCCAAGGCCGCTGGTGGGGCTGATCGTGACGTTCGTGCCAGCAATGATTTTTGATACAGCCGTGGAAGAACCATCGCGACCAGCCGGTCCCGGGGTCGTAACCTCGACACGGCGAACGATCTGATTGACTTGGACGATGTTGTCGCTCATGCCGTCACCGGGTCCAAGATGGTGTATTCGCCGCCAAGAACGTAGGTCACGATGTTGTTAGGCGAAGCGGACTGAGTCAACTTGAGATCCCAGATCCCAGACCCGGGACTAAGGGTTCCGGTGTAGTCCTTCGTCAAGTTGACATGGATGTTCGGGGAGCCCTTGGAGAGGGTGATGACATTGCCACTGCTGGCAACCTCATTGACCGTCCAAACCACCGACCCGGCGGCAGTTGCTCGGCCTTCTATCTTGGCGTCGTACCCCGTACTGAGGTCCAAGGCGCAGCCAGTGCTGTCCTTGTAGGTGATCGCGAGTTCAAACGTCTCACCCTGATGGAACTCGATCGTGTACTGCGGCAGAGCCATACCGACCCCCTATGAAAACGGGTGCCCGGTCCCCCCGAAGGGGGACCGAGAACCCGGAGTGGCTAAACAGGATCAGCGAGGACAGTCGGCAGCCATGTAGTCAATGACTGCGGCCCCGGTCGCCTCGACGACCGGCTGGTAGGCGTAGAACAAACAAATGCCGTCCGTGAAACCGCTTGAAGCGACGGGAACACGGATTTCCTTGACCTGAACGCCATTGATGAAGAACTGCGCCTTGTAGTGCGTCCCAATGTTCGTCATGACGCCGCCCACCGTGAAGAACTCTTCGGAATCAAAGTCTTCAAGACCCTTGACCGACTGAATCTTCCCGCTCAACGTGCCGCTGTCGCCAGCAGCGTTGGCGTTTGTGTCCACCCGGCACGCAAAAGCGTCGTTCGCCGGTGCAAGATGGCTGTGGACTTCCATGCCGAAAAGAGCAGCATCAGTGCCAATCGCATGCGAGTTGGTTGAGAAACCAAACCCGAGTTCGTTGACCTCAGCACCAGTTGCACGGCCACTGAACTTGGCCCGAGCAACAAACGAAACCGAGTCGTCCTTGGTGGTGAGGTCGCCGAGGAACTTCGCAGACTTCACAAGACTAACGGTGGTGACAGTCCCGTTCGCAATCACACCGCCGCCACCCGCGACTGAACCCCAGCCATTCGAATAGGTGAACTTGGAAGTCGTTCCGTCGAAATCTTCCCAGAGTCGAACTCGGGAATCAGTGGAGCCTTCAGCGACCGGAAGTCCCTGTGCGCCCCTGTTGTATGTAACGATCGTAGACATGGTGTCTACCTCCTAAAAAAGGGTGAAGGGATCAGGATGCAGTGACGCCACGGAGAATCGCGTTGCGACGACGATCGACGCACTGCATGTTCATCGTGCAGTCAACGTGGGTGGTGAAGACGGTGTGCTGGTTCGGAGCGGTGTCCGGGCCAGTTTCCTTCATGTACTCGCCCGAGAGCAGAACGCTTCGGAACGAACCCCACTGAATCATGTAGATCGTGTCGCCCGGGACAGCACCGCCAGTAGCGGAGTCCAACTTCGGAACGTAAGTCACAGGGACGCCACGGAACGTGACCGATCCAGCACCCGCAGCAACATCGCTCGAAGCGATCTTGTCATTCAGGCGACTAGCGAGAACTTCAAGGGCAGAGTAGTTGCGGTAGTTGCAATAGATGCCCCACTTGTCCGGAGTTGCGTTGTACGACGGATACGGAGCAGCCGGGATCGGCTTGAAGTCGCACTTGACGTACGCTTCCTTCATCGCCTTCAAGAGGCTGATGTTGTTGGCGATACCCGAGTCGTTCCCCGTGGTCATGGCATCGACCGGGTCGGTCACGTCGGCTGAGAGGTAGTAACCAAGACCGTTCTGCCAGCGGGGAACGTCGGTCGGGTTGATACCCGCAACGGTCGTGAACCCGGACGGAACACCACCATTGAACCCAAAGGTGCCATGCAACCCAGTGCCAGCAGCACCGCCGTTGTCAGACAGCCAGTAATCGACACCGTTCATGTCGAGGCTGGCATCGTCGTCAGGCTTGCCCCAGAACTGACCTTCGAGGTGATCAGTGAGACTGATCATCGCGTCGTTACGACGCACCTTGACAAGGTCAACGATACGACGCGGATCGCGGTTCATTGCGATTTCGCGGCGTTCGATGGCGTAGTTGACGGTGGTGTGCTTCCAACCGATGTCGGCGGTCGCCATCACGTCACTGATGTTCAGGTTGTCAACCGCAAACAGGCCGGTCTGCTTGGCAGCACCGCTGTTCGAGGTCATCAGGTTCCACTGAATGCTGGGACCAGCCTCGTAGGAAACCTGCGACTCCTGAAAGAGACGCGAGAGAGCAGTGTAGAACTGCACGTCGGTCGAAAGATCGGTGTACTTGAGTTCACCGAGTTCCTTCTGCGTTGTGGTGATCAGGTCACCAAGATCTGCTGCATTGATAGACATGGCTGTCTACCTCCTATTAAATCACCGGATCCCGCGTTCGCTCATCATCCGAGCAACCGCACGGGCAGCACGATCTTCAGGCTTGTCGCCCACTCGTGTCTGCCCAGAGTTTGCCCTACTAACGAATTGCGATTGACGCTCTGACACCCGGTTCATGAGTTCTTCTTCACGGGACTCGACCATCGAGTTTCCGTATTCAGCCGCGACGGCTTTGGCAAACAAGTCGCCTTCCGCCGGAACAGTCTGGCCGGTGGCCTTCATTCCAGCCTTCAGAGCCTTCATGGCACTGAGGACGCGGTCCTTGGCTCCGCCCGTATTAAGGACTTCGCCATACTTCGACGCCTCTGCTGACCAGATGCCGTCGAACTTTTCGGTGGCCTCAACCACCTTCTTGGCTTCCTTGGTGCTGGCCCGCTCCTTCTGGAGTTCGGCCTCAAGGATGCCCACCTTTTCAACCAGAGCCTTGACGCTCGTGGCAAGTTCCTCGTCGATGTAATCGTCCAAGGAATCTTTCATCGTGATCGGATTCGAGGGCGGGGGAGCAGGCTCCCCCTCAGCGACCACGGGTTCAGGTGTGTTGTCAACCTCCGGAGCAGGAGTCTCGGCTGGGGCTGGAGTCTCGTCCACCAGAGATTCCTCGTAAGGATCTCTATGGTTGAACGACGCTACCGGGGTTTCATTTCGTTCTTGGTCAGTCATATCCATTTGCGTCCACTTTGCCCATAGCCTTCAGAATCTTCCGACGCTGGGCATTGTTGTCAAGAATCATCCCGCCATCTTTGTGGAAGGATACCTCACCACACCCCTTCTTGGCTAGTTCGGCCTTAAGGTTATTGACCTCGTCGGGGTGGGTGCCGAGGGCGTTGGAGTACATCGGCCAACCCTTACTGGTTGAAACACGAGTCTTTCCTTCGGACCCGTAATCTCGGGTCCACGATTCCCCGTCAATCTGAATGTCATCCGTGTCACCCTGACGAGTCAGCATCTCTGCGATGGTCATGGTGATACGAGTGGTTTCTTTGGTCTTCTTGTTGACGTAGCAGTAGGTCGGCATGGATTAGCCCAGTGGTCCCTGCATGGGAAGGTTCATCGATTCAGCCCCGGGACGAGGGCCAGAACCAGCCAAGGTTTGCATCATCTGATTGTCACGCGATTCTCGCGTACCGCCGGTCGGCACGTTCTTGCGAATGTACTCCCGACGGGTAGACGCGGGCTTGTCCGACAGTTCCGTCTGGGCCACGCCACGGAGACCTTCTGGATCCAAGGGTGTGCCAGCAGGAACAACAAGATCAAGGATCTCTTCGACTCCAGTCAGTTCCGACATATGGGCGGCAAACGCCGACATATCCAACTGAAGACCCTGCTGCTGAAGCATGGCACCCGCGGGAACAAGGTACGAGTTCATGAAGTTGCCGAGTGTCTGGGCACGCTCCGCAGCACTTGACTCCTGAAGGCTGCCCGGGGTGATCGTCATGTTCAGATCAAAGAAGTCTGACTCCTTGCGATCCTTGGGCTTCAGTTTGATCTCGACCTCGACACCAGTCCCGCCGAGGTCTTCGGTCAACTCGTAGGTGCGGGCGGGGTCGTACCAAGCCCAAAGACCGATCGACTTGACAACATCACCCGTGAACTTCGTCACCCGAGCCTGCATGTCTTGAATCTTCTGACTCGAAGAAGCCTTGATCAATTCTTCCTGACCAAGGGTATCGGCAACCGAACTCAGGCCGCCAATCGTGTCAAGGTTGCCGCCCATGTAGTTGAACAGATCCCGAATCTGCAAAGCAAACGAAAGGGTGGTCGGGTCAGCCCCGCCAAACTTCAGTTCCCGGGTGGCTTCAGGACGATCGCTTCGGATCATGTCGCCATCGTTGGCAGCGATGATGCGTTCGCCATCATCCTCCGCACCCGCTGCGACGATACCCACCGTCTTGGCACGGTCATTCTGCCGAACCAACTTACGCATGGTCCGGTTCATCGCGTCACTCAGATCAACAAGCGAGGATACCGGGGCGATCGGCATGACCTGCCCCGGCACCTCGTTGAGGGAAAGCATGTGATACGGGCCAGACTCAGGGCCTTGCCACTTCACTTCTCGAATCGGGTTGTCAAACATCGGGACACCCTGATCGTCACAACAGAACGTGACCACCCGGCCTTCAAACGGGAAGTACATCTCCCACATTTCAAGGAGCGGTGTCATTGACGCATTTTCGTAAGGAGCGTCGGTTGTCCGAGATACCGTAGACAACTTGGCATCTCCGTATTCGTTGTACGGAGACACCCGGGACTCAACCACTTTCCTGTCTCCGAAGTCGTACAACTTGGAGTCGAGGGCCATTTCCTTGGGAACAGAAAAGCGGTTGCCAATGAACTGCATGGTTTCCCAAGTGCTGGCTCTCATGTCCAACACAAAGTCATCCAGATCGATCGTGTCTGCAAACGGGAGCCCGGCATCGTGATAGATGCCCTGCATCTCGGCGGCACGCCGTGAGGTCAGCCCAACTTTCATGATTCCAACGGAGAACAGGGCATCATGAACGCACCGCGAAAGCGACTCGTCGAACCGCATCTCTTCGAGGATGTGATTCAGCATCAACTCGGCACGCTTGGCGGTGACGCGATTCTTCTTGGTGCGGGACCGGATATCGACACTGGGACTTCTTGCCGCAAGGTTTCGGCGGTAGATGCCGATCGCCATCTCAAGAAGGTTGACAGGGTGGGCTCGTTCTCCAGAGGAGTCGCCGTAGTTGCCGCCCGCATAAGAACGAACAGCCTGCATCCGCCTCTGGCGAAATGGGGTCATCTTGTCCCGCGAGTATTGGAACGCATCCCGAAGCCTGTGGTACGCACCGTTTCCGTTCATGTCCATCTGTAGTTCCTAGATGCGAGCCTCTTGCGAGACTCTTCCTTCCGTCTCCACGCTATGGAGCCGGGCAAGGCTGATGGCTTGGGAATGGAGATGTGGCGATTCCCCCCTATAGCCAGACAAGCAAGCGCGTCCGCGATCACACGGTCGCCGTGATTTGATTTAGCACCACTGCGGTCCTGAGCGTTGATCGACAATGCATGTTCAACGCCGCCAGATGCATCGTAAATAAACTCGCGGCACTCATCGATCGCCTCGCGAGAATGGTTGACAAACTCTTCGTTGAACAAAGCCTTGCGGTACCGACCGAGGAGGGCCTGCTTGCTGTCTCGGGTAGGTATCCACCCCATAGACCTGCTGGGCGTCCTGTCAATCGTATTCTCGGCAACCCGGTACCAGATTTCGCGGTGTCCAACTTCAACGACAACGTCGCCAAAGATTCGACCCGGCCCGTGTGCTTCCCAGATCAGAACCGCCGGACGCCCGCTGTCGTCTTTGAACCAGTTGGCAAGTGCCACCGCATACTTGGCGAGTTTGTCTGGACGCATGTCGGGGACCGCGAACTCGGCAACCTTCTCGTAGGTCTTGCTTTCGACGACCGAAAGGCACGAGTTGGAAGCACCCGTACCCGCCGAGATGTCAATCCCGATTACATAACGACGATCAGACGGGGGCAAACCCGCCGCATTTGGCTCAAGCCACAGAAAGAGTTTGCCGCCCGGGCTCTTCTGGAAACTGCACTGCTTCGGATCGTCGCCGAACTCCATGTCACCCCGGACCATCGATGGGCGAACGTGCCGCTTGGCAATGTAGTCCAGCCGCTCATGGTCAAAGAACGCCCCGGTAGATCCGGCAAAGTCGATGTCGAGTTCTTGGGCAGCCTCGATAGGAGACGAACAACGGGTGACTTCCTTGTCATACCACGGAGAACGCCATCGCCCCTTGGAGTCCCGGAACTTGCCCAGACCCTTCTTCGGATGATCTGCCCAATGCAGCCTTACTTGCCGGACCGACGAGTTCTTGGCGACCGTCGCGAAAGCGTTCGATGCACCGCACGGCGTCGAGAGGAAGATCCGGCACGGCGACACATCTCGCGTGGACGACAACGCCCGAAAGTCATCTCCCGGGGCAAAGGCAGCAAACTCGTCAAGAAGTACAACCGACCGTCGATCACCACGAGCAACATCGCCA